TATTCGGTCTACCTGAACATAAAAATGGCATCAAGATTATTGGTAATAAATCTCGCGACGGTCTGTTTAAAGCACCTCTTAAAGGTCCTACAGATATTGCAAACACAGATGCTGATGCTGTTCAGACAGAGTTCGAACAGCAAAGAGGTAATGAGCTGGATTCTAAAGGCAATCCAACCGCTGACAAGAGAGATCTTAGAGAGAACGGAACTCTTGATCCACCGATCGACGGACCAAGAAAAATTATTAAGTCTTTTTATGACGAATGATAGAGAATTATGCCTACTAGATTTAAGACTTTAAGCAAGAAGAACTACGGCGTTCAACCGCTGCCGTCAGGCTACGAAAAAACATCGGGCTTGCCAGATTATTATATTAACTCTTGTGGGCTCGAAGATGTCGATACTGCAATGTTTGAGCTGTTCGACAAAGAAATTTCTCCTCAAGTCGGTGGAATCGATTCGGCAGATTTAATCAGCGTTCCAATTGTATTTGCCGCAGGAGAAAAATGGGCAATGCTAAAGTTAGGCCGCCCAATACGAGATAAGACTGGTTCATTAATTCTTCCGTTAATAACGATCATGAGGACAGAAGTTACTCAGGATCTTTCAGCAGATATCACCAAACGTGGAATTAATCAGCAGGTTGGTGAGATTGTTATCAAGAGAAGACTTGATAAATCGGACCGTGATTATCAGTCCTTAATTAATAAGTTATTTTTAAAGAATCAATCTAACCTTGCTGTCAATCCAAATGACACAAGACATGGTAATCAAATTGTAGTAGAAAGAAAACTAGGTGAGCTCGTAGCTGACAAAGACATACGAGATGGATCGTATCTTAAGCCCATTCTAAATAATAATGTATTTGAAACGATTGTCGTTCCTACTCCTCAATTTTATACAATCAATTACCAAGTTACTGTTTGGACGCAGTACATGCAACATTCAAATCAGATCTTGGAAAAGTTAATTACATCTTTTTTACCTCAAGGACAGTCTTGGCGTCTTGATACAAAGAAAGGTTATTGGTTTGTAGGAACTGTAGAAGGTGGGTCTTTTAACATGGAGACTAGCTTCGATGACATGTCGACAACTGAAAGATTCATTAAGCACAATTTTACTGTAACAGTCCCAGCGTATTTCTTTGCGACTCAAACGCCAGGAACGCCAGTTCCAATTAAGAGATACGTCTCGTCACCAACTATAGCATTTAAGAATCTATCTAGCGGATCAATTAACATTGCAAGTGAAATTCCGTCTAACAAGTATCTTTTAGGGTCAGACGATCCTACATTACCACTTGATCTTCAAAGAAATGTGTTAGACGATCAACGAACGCCGGGTTGGCGACAGCAAAAAATTTATCCAGTTATAACTAGTCACAATCCCTATTCACCAGGAACTGAAGATTCAAACGATCCTTCACTTTCGTCAGTTCCCAGAGGACATAATTTTATAAAAACTGTGTCGACAACCTCGAAGGGAGAGACAGTTTATTCTGGCCATAGTTTGGGTGGATTAGAAATTGTTTTGATTAGTGACAATTAAGACAATAATTACTGATCGGTATTTGTTAAGGAGATAATAGAATGTCAGAGCAGACTTTTAAGTCGCCCAACTTTTATGAGCGAGAGATTGATCTTTCAGCCCCAGCAGTGACAGGCCCGACCGGCGTTCCTGCTTTAATCATTGGAACAGCAAATAAAGGTCCAGCCTTTGTTCCTGTTACAGTAGCTAACTTTAATGAATTTGCTGAAGTTTTTGGAAACTTAGATCCTGATAAGTTTGGACCATACGCTGCAAATGAGTTCTTAAAGAATAGATCTTCTTTGTCTTACGTCAGAGTTTTAGGTGCAGGATCAAATACAACTGATGCACATCTTAGCAGTACAACAGCATACGGTGTTGTTAATAATGCAGGTTTTGCTTTAGCTGGAACTGTTGCAGCAGATTCTCGTCATAATGGTGCAGTTCAGTTTCTTATTGCACGACATGAAGTTGGAACATATGAAGGTTCTGCAGCACCCATCTTTTCAGACAACGATTCTTTCGCTGGATCAACATACGTCAACCTCGTGAGAGGTCTTCTCATGACTCCAAATACAGCAAAGGTCATGGTCACAGATGCGAATGGATCCATTGTTGCTTCATCTTTCACACCCGGCTCTGCGCTTAATGACGACGCAGATCTTGGATCAGGAAAGTTTAAGCTAATTATTTCTTCTACTTTGGGTTCTTCATTCTCAGTTGCTGATGGATTAGGTGGAATTAAGGTTCTCACAGCATCGTTTGATCCAACTGATAAGGACTATATTGGCAAGATCCTGAACAGAGACCCAGATAAATTCTACCAAGAACAACATTATCTCCACGCTGACTTTGCAGTCGATCCATCTGTTGCTTTCGCTAGCGGAAGTGCTCAAAGTCGTGTTGGTATTCTCTCAGGCTCAGCAAATTCTTCTGCTACAGGAGATTCCTCTAAGACATTTAGAGAGGTTTTTGGATCTTATAATACAAGATTCACTTCGCCAAAAACAACATCTTTCATCTCTCAGCCTTTCGGAAAGACAGAATACGATCTCTTCCACTTTGAGGCAATTGATGACGGCGAGTATGCAAATCAGCTCTACAAGATTTCTATCTCAAATCTTAAGGCATCTACAAACGACGCCAACAGATACGGAACATTCACAGTTCAAGTTAGAAATTGGGATGATACTGATCAAACAGTTCAAGTCATTGAGCAGTTCTCGAACTGCACACTCGACCCAGATTCACCAAACTATGTTGCGAAGCTAATCGGAGACAGAAAGGTCTTCTATAACTTCGATTCAACAATCCCAAGCGAGAAGAGAATTGTTGCAACAGGAAAGTATGCTAACAAGTCTCGATACGTTAGAATTGTTATGAATTCTATGGTTGAAGAGAAGCAAGTTCCACAAAATTCTCTTCCCTTCGGATTTAAGGGAGCACATCTTGTTAACCTCAATCCAAATCTTAAGTCTTCTGACGCTTTACAATCTTCAAAGGCAAGACTAGGTGGACAGTTAAATTCTTCCTTTAACAGTCTTTCAGCATCATTTTTGCCACCTGTGCCAATGAGATTCAAGGTAACAAGAGGCGAGATGGCATCAAGCCCAGTATTTATTGGCCAGCCAGGTAACTCTGAGCTCGCAAATCCAGCACTTTACTGGGGTGTGAAGTTCGAGAGAGACAGCGTCTCTTCTGATCCTACAGGAACATCTCTTCTCAATCCTAACGTTGTTACAGAAAAGAACAACCTCCTTGGTTCGTTAACCAAGTTTACGGGAATTGAAAAGCTAGATGCTTTGGTGACTGGTTCTAATGCAGATCTTTTAAACAACAACAAGTTCACACTTTCTAAAGTTGTGTTGTTTAATGATTCAATTGGAGACTTAACAAGCTCAATTAATGCTCACATGAAGGAAGCTGCTTATATCAGAAATGCTGCACTTGACAATACAAAGTACACATATTCTGAAAATGGAAGAAACAGAATGTCCTTCGCGACACTCTTGGCATCAGGATCATCATCTGACTTCAATAAGTTCTCAACATTCATGAAGTTTACTAACTTTATGTACGGTGGATTCGATGGAACAAACATGCTTGATCGAAATTCACGCAGAATGAATGATAAGTCTGTATCGTTCGACTCTGGTGGCGGAGCTTCAACAAATAATGCAGTGCAAGGATTTGCTACAAATCCAGCGGGTCAAGATGTAAACAACAGTGGGGTTGCTTCTTACCTCACAGCAATCAACATTGCAACAGATCCTCTTGTTGCCAATAATAACATTCTCGCAATTCCTGGAATTAGAGAACCTTACATCAATGACAATGCAATGAGTAAGGTAAAAGATTACGGTCTTGCAATGCACGTCATGGATATTCCATCTTACGACGATAGCGGTAATCGTTTGTACGATGATTCAACAGGCAAGCCAAACATCAATTATGTTTGCAACGAGCTTGATGCAAGAAACATCGACAACAACTACGCAGCAACTTACTTCCCTGATGTGTACGTCGACGACGCTACAAACAGCAGAAGAGTGAAGGTTCCTGCCTCTGTGGCAGCTCTCGGTGCGTTAGGATTTAACGATAGAGTTTCTTATCCATGGTTCGCACCAGCTGGTTTCAATAGAGCAGCTCTTGACTTCGTTACGAATGTTACAGTGAGACTCAACGTCTCTGATCGTGATCGTATGTATGAATCAAGAATTAATCCAATCGCAACATTCCCAAGACTTGGATTCGTGATCTACGGACAAAAGACGCTTCAAATCAATAAGTCAGCTCTTGATAGAGTGAACGTTAGACGTCTTATGCTCGAGATCAAGCGTATCATCATTGGTATTGCACAAAAGATCGTCTTCGAACAAAACACACCCGCTGTGAGAAATAAGTTCGTAGCTGACGCTTCGTTCCAACTTGGACTAATTCAAGTTCAAGCAGGAATAGAAGGATTCCAGGTCATTATGAACGAAACAAACAACACCCAAGAGGACGCAGATCTTAATCGTCTCAATGGAAGAATCGTGGTTGTTCCAACACGAGTTGTTGAATTCATCGCAATTGACTTTATTGTGACAAATAGTGGAGTTCAGTTCGTTTGAAAATGATCTTTAACTGATAGTTAGTTAGTAGTAATTGGAGAGCTTAAATGGCAAAATTAAAGTTCGGAAGCGCAGGCGTAACAGCTAGAGAAATTGACCTCACAGGTCCAACAACACAACAACCTGTGGGCGTCCCAGCTGGAATAATTGGTACAGCAATACACGGACCAGCATTCGTGCCGGTTACAGTAGGAAACTTATCTGATTGGACAGCTAAATTTGGTGAGACTGACGGAAAGAAGTTTGGACCACTCGCAGTTCGTGAGTGGCTTCGAAATGCTCAAGCTGTGACTTACCTGAGAGTTCTTGGCGTCGGTGACGGCAAGAAGAGATCAGCAGCAGGTGACGTAAACAATGCAGGCTTTACTGTTGGTGAACAGCAGCCAAATCCAGATACAATAAGCTCAAATCCATACGCAAATTCTAGCGGTGTACCAGGAAGAACATACTTCCTCGGATGCTTCATGTCAGAATCTGCAGGATCAACTTATCTAAGCGATGCAGGAATTCAATCGTCAGCAGCGGCAATTCCTTTAGTTAGAGGCGTTTTAATGGCACCAAGCGGTGTCTTAGTAAAGATGTCCTCTTCTATGCCCGGTGCTTCTTTATCTTCAGCTGCTCCTTCTTCAACGTTGGTTGCAGCTGAAGCAACAGCTCTAGGCACAACATTAGGCAGCACCTATCTAACACAGAATGGAACTGTAAAGCAAGAATTCGTTCTATTGTTAAATGGACATAAAGGAACTGAAGCATCTTACCCAAATGCTCTTACAGCTTCTTTCGACGTCACTTCTAACAACTACTTTGCTGATGTTTTTAACACTGATCCTCTCAAGATGCAAGAGGCAGGTCACTACCTCTACGCACACTGGGATGTTCATCCAACACTCGCAACAGTAACAGGTTCTGGCGTTATTAATACGGCATCTGGTTCAGCTGTTCTCGGTGGACACGAACCCGCTTCATTCTTAGTGACATCTTCTCTCTCGAGAAATGTGGGCGGAGCAAACGTTCCTAACTACGAGAATTTTAGAGATCGTTTTGGCCATGCAGTGACCCCATGGTTCATCTCTCAAAAATTTGGTGGAAACCCTGTCAATCTCTTTAAGCTTCATGCTCTCGACGACGGCGCCGGAGCATCTTCTCAAGTTAAGATCTCTATTGAGAACATCAACAAGTCTAACGATCCTCTCTACAAGTACGGAACTTTCGACATTGTAATTAGAACTTTTTCTGATAGAGATCTTGCTAAGTCTGTTGTTCCAAACGAAAGATTCGCAGGCGTGACTCTTGATCCATCGTCTGACCGTTATATCGCAAAGGTGATTGGCGATCTTCACGCTTACTATGACTTTGATAGAGAACTCTCATCTCAGAAGCTCGTCGTAGAAGGTAATTACGCAAATAAATCTAACTACGTTCGAGTCGAGATGAACCAAGACATCGAGAACGGATTCGTTGATCCTACAGCACTTCCAGTAGGTTTCAGAGGCGTCAACCACTTGGTGACTTCTGGCTCTAGCCCACTTGCTGCATTAGGACCAGCTTCTGTTGCAGGAATTCTTTCTCAGGTTACAAACACATCAGCTTCGTTCCTCAAGAACTCAATCACTCCTCCTCTTCCCTTTAGACACAAGATCACAACTGGTGACGAGTGGTCAGTGAAGGAACAGGTCGAGAAGGAATTCTACTGGGGTGTGCAGTTCGAACATCCTGAGACAATTTTAAAGAAGAATGGATCAATTCTTCCAAATATGAGCATTGAGTCTTTCGCGAAGTACTTCCCAGACTTCGTCGTCGGCGAAGCTCACTTCGTCACAGGAAGCAATTCGGGTCAGGCAGCGACAGCGGCTCTTGGCGTTCTTGATTCTGACGAATTCTGCAACAACTTGTTCACTCTTGAGAACGTTCAAGTTGTGACAGGTTCAACAGGAGCAGCAGATCCAGACAAATGGGTAAAGGCAGTCTACGTCAGAGGCGGAGCTCCTGCAGCTGGAGGATATCTTTCAGCAAATCTTGGGACAGACGCTTCCAAGACTCGTCCATTCAGAATCGACGATCTTTCTACAAACAAGAAGTTTGCTAAGTTCACAACATTCATGCAGGGTGGATTCGACGGCGTCAATATCTTCGATGCTGAAGAGGCAGAGATTACAAACCTTGCAGTCGTTGCTGACATGACAGCAGGTGCAGGACGCGGATTAAATGAAGGCGCAAGCGTTTCTTCATATCTCAAGGCAATCGAGATCATGAAGAACACAACAAACGTCGACATTCAACTTCTCGCAATTCCAGGCATTAGAGAGCCTCTTGTCACTGACACTGCTGTTCAAGCTACAGAAGAGAGATTCGATGCTCTCTTCATCATGGATATCGAACATCAAGACGAGAACAGTGACAACATCAGAGACGAGAACGGTCTTCCTTCTGTCACAAATTCTCTAACAGCATTCAAGAACCGATCTGTTGATAGCTCTTTCGCTGCTGCTTACTTCCCTGACGTTCTCTACACAGATCCAAAGGGCGTCAACCTGTTCGTTCCACCTTCGGTCGTCGTCCTCGGCGCTCTCTCGCTGAACGACGCTGTGGGACATCCATGGTTCGCACCAGCAGGCTTCACAAGAGGTGCTCTTCCACAAGATGCGCTTGAAGCCCGCGTTAGATTGACTCAGAACGATCTTGACAGCCTCTACGACAACAGCATCAATCCTCTCGTCGCCTTCCCAGGTGCACCAAGAAGTGGAACAAATCCCGCTTCCGGTCTCGTGGTTTGGGGACAGAAGACACTTCAAGTTGCTGCATCTGCTCTAGACAGAGTCAACGTGAGAAGACTCCTCATCGAGATCAGACGACAAGTTCGCGACATCGCGCAGTCAATTCTGTTCGAGCCAAACCGCGAAGCAACCCTCGCTCGCTTCTCTTCAGCTGTCACACCACGCCTACAGAGAATCCAAGCACTCAGCGGTCTCGAGAGATTCAAGGTTGTCATCGACTCCTCCACAACAACACAGGACGATATCGAGAACAACACACTCCGCGGCAAGATCTTCGTGCAACCCACGAAGAGCATCGAGTTCGTCTCTCTCGACTTCGTTGTAACAAACAACATCCAACAGTGATTACAGAATATTAATTGATTAATTCTTAACTGTAATTACAGTCTGATTAAAGAAGAGATTTTTGGAGTTCATCTAAACAAAATGGATGAACTCCGAATCTTATTTTGGGAAAGAAATTTGTCGAACGCAGTGGTTGGAAATAAGACGTTTCCAACCTTTTTTATTTTTGTCACACATCCAACGTGTAAACGACATTCTCGCAACCCCATATCTTGACAACACCCGCCTCGCTAGCGACTTCAGCTTCTGACTTTCCTTCTTCAGAATTAGCCTTAAATTTAAAGCGATTAAACCTGTTGTCCATGTCTGTCCACCACCAACGAGCAACTGTGGACCCTGATCTCTTTAAACCCGAGATCTCGTATCCTCTTCCTTGACCACCCAATCGAGTATCAACGTAGGTCATCAAGCACGTCTTTCCTGACGCCTTGCAATATTCTCTAGCGATTTTCACTAACTTGCTTAATCCTCCCTGTACATTATGTCCGAGGCGAGGACAACAACGAGATATCTCCAAACCAGACGAGTACTTCTTGTGAAAAGGTCTCCGAAGAGAAAGTGCATACACGATTTCTCCGTTGTTGACAAGACCCCACGCAACCTCTGACGCAACATCTCCATCCAAGTGATTCTCTTCAAAGAATGATTTTCTTTCGCTAGCTGTCAAGATTTTTACTTCACACTTTCTAGCACCCAAAGTCAGAGACGATATTCCGAGTCGAGAAGATATAAGCGACTTAACAATGTTCTTTTTGTCCCTCCACTCGTCTTCAAAGACATGAAGCAATTTAATGCCACTCTCTTTCGCAAGTCTCGATTTATTCTCGTGATACTGAGGCGGCTTGTTGATGTGACTGTGCCAAAACAATCCATTATACTCGATAGCAAACTCTGCGCGAGGAACGTATATGTCCAACTCCATCGACATCGTCTTTCTATCGTTTCTCTTTACTTCTACACCCAAACTCTCTACATACCTCGCGACTTCTTCTTGCGCTGCTGATCCTCCTGGCGCACACTGAAAACACCTTCCCTTGCCCAGCATTCTAAGAGAACCCTGAGTGTGCGTTCCACACCGGTTGCACTTCACGATGATGACACGAGAAGCATCGCTAACGTAGTTCTGAAGACCGTCGACGACTGTCAGATCGCCCGAAGATTCGATCCTGTGCTTCACTTCGTCTATAGAAAGACGCTTAATCTGATCTAACCTGTCTCTAAGCGACTTGTGCTGCACAGCGATACGCACTGACGCAGCCATCTTCGACACTCTCTCGTCTGTATCTTTGCTGAGTCCCTTTGCCCACGGCACAACTTCACCCTCAGAAAACTTCTTCTTCAGATCTTCTGATGCTCTCAACACTCTTTCATCCGTCTCAGCAGTCAATCCTTTGTTCCATGTCTTTATTCGACCTTCGCTGAACGCTTCTTTTCTTCCAACAGAAGTCGCAGCCGCTCGTGCAGCAATTCTTTCGTCGCTCTCTTTTGTGCGCCCTTTTGACCAACTTTCTCTACCTGTCAACGACGCAGAACGCGATGCTGATATCTTTGCAGCATCTTCAGGACTATACACAGCATAGATACTTGCATTGTGACCATTGACGACTCTCCCATAACCTTTCCCCCATCCTCTCCAAGTCGTGTGTCCTCCACACCCACACGCACACGTCGGACGCGGACCGTTCTGCATCTCCCACACTTCTTCGTCTTTTTTGTCGTGAACTTCAAAGAAGTGCTTCGTCAGTGTCGTAAGACGCTTTGTTGTCAATTCACCACACAGAGGACATGTATACGACTCTAATTTTTTACCTTCAACAGCACCCATTTAATCTTCCTATTCGGCTTGAATTATGGATGACTGATCTTTAATATTAAAAAATATTTTTTTCTAATAATTAAGATCTTTATCTGAGTATCACACAGGAGAAATACAATGGCTGCTGAAACATTAGACGTATCATAAATGCTACCCGCGAAATTCGAACCAAAACGTAAGAATAGATGGGTACTCATGATTGAAGGCATCGACGCCTACATCATCAAGACAACTGCTAGACCCACAATCACAACAGAAGAAGTTGAAGTCCCCTTCATCAACTCACGCCGCTACCTCGCGGGCAAGACAACCTTCGGCACAATGGCCGTCACACTCCACGACCCAATCGCTCCTTCCGGCGCACAACAAGTCATGGAATGGGTCCGAACTCACTTCGAGTCAGTCAGCGGACGCAGCGGCTACGCAGACTTCTACAAGCGCGACATCCAACTAAAACTTCTAGATCCAGTCGGAACTGTGGTCGAACTCTGGGACATCAAGGGCGCTTTCATCACAGAAGCTAACTTCGGCGACGTCACCTACGAAGACGGCGGTCCAACAGAAATCACTATGACACTCCGATTTGACAATTGCGTACTTCAGTTTTGACGTTAACATTCGACAAAAAATAACGTCATCGAATATACAAGTCAAGAGGTCTATGGTACAATACATACCATGGACCTTTCGACATTTAGGTGCCCTGAATGCGGTGAATACGAATCTGATAAACTAGATTCACTCAGAATTCACTGTCAAAAGCGGCATAATTTACCGTCAATTGAATTATACAAGAAATTATTCTTGAACGGTCAGGAACCCACATGTGAATGCGGTTGCGGTCAAGTACCTCGCTTCCATTCGCTACAAGTCGGCTACGTGAAGTTTATTAGAGGTCACGCTTCTCGCGTTCACAATAATTGGGGACACAACGAAGAAGCTCGAGCGAAGAGCTTGAAGAAGCGCCGCGACGAAGGTCTTTGGAGCAAAGATCCGTGGAATCGTGGAAAAACTAAAGAAGACGACATTAGAGTCGCTGATATTGGTAAAAAGATTCATGAAAGACACGGAGAGCGATATTCAACTCTAATGAGAGACAATAGACTTTCAGGTGCTATTCCTTCTTTAACTGGTTCTGCACACCCACATTGGCGCGGCGGCACATCTGCTCTGGCACCCCTCGTCCGCTCCCATCTATACAGCCGATGGAGCTTTCCTAAGCTGAAGGAAGGTGGCTTCAAGTGTGCCCGTTGCGGATCCACGTCGGACCTGGAGGTCCACCACAGCGGCGAACGTTTTGCCACCATCCTCCACAAAGCTGTGGAGCTGTTCGGAGAGCCAGGAGAATCCTTCCAGATTAAATCCCAAATATCCGAGTGGGTTACTGATTATCACATTGAGAGGAATATACCTGGGATCCCTCTGTGCATCTCGTGCCATGATTCTCTGCACGCTGTGGAAGAAGTTGTATGAGTTGATGTTGATGCTAGTGAAAGAGTGAGTTGTCAGTGTTTGTAGATTAATGTTTTATAATTCGATAAAGTTTCTTATTTCTTATTTTTATAACAATTTATAAATTGTTTTGATTGGGTATCTTCTGTGTGTTTACACGAGCTGTTTGTGTGCTTAATATCTGTAATAGATTTCATTTAAATGGAGAACAGATGAGTACAGAAGATCGTGATCAGAAAAATGCAGTTTTTACACAGGGGCAGCAGTTGCCGCCGGGCGTAGATCCTCGAATGCCGAGGCAGTCTGCGACAGAGAAGGCGAAAGCTGATTTCGGTTTAGATATTCCGCAAGAGCTTGTTCCGTTGCCTTCGATGGGAAAGGTGTATCATCCTGAGTCGAATCTTTTTGGTTTAGAGACCGTTGAGATTAAGGCTATGACTGCGAAGGAAGAAGATATTTTGACATCGCGTGCTCTTTTGAAGAAGGGTACTGTTATTTCTGAGCTGATTAAGTCTTGCCTTGTTGATCGATCTATTGATCCGCTTCAACTTTTATCAGGTGACAGAAACGCGTTGATGATTGCGATTCGTATTACGGGTTATGGTCCCGAGTACAATGTAGAGATGGAGTGTGGAGAGTGTGGCGTTAAGTCTCCGCACGCATTTGATTTAGCATCGCTTCCGATTAAGCGACTTGAGATTGATCCTGTGCAGGATGGCACAAATTTGTTCGAGTATGAGTTGCCTTACAGCAAGAAGAGAGTTCGTTTTAAGTTCATGACTGGTCGAGACGAAGAAGAGATCATGGTGATGAACGAGAAGCAGAAGAAGATGGCACTTGGTACTGAGTCGAATGTGACCACGAACTTGTTGTATTCGATCGCGTCTATTGATGGTGTTTCTGATAGATCGAAGATTTCTAATTTTATCAAGCTGATGCCAGCGAGAGATTCTCTTGCGTTGAGAGAGTACATTAAGGACAATGAGCCGGGAATCGTCATGCGTCAAGATACGACTTGCGATGCTTGTGGACATTCCGAGGAGGTGAGCATGCCGCTCGGTGTCACGTTTCTTTGGCCTCA